ATCTGATACCTCTTATTGCTGGTGGGGCGCAAGTAAGCGCTGCCATATAGCTGAAACATACTTCGCCTGATGTATGGCATCAGCAAGGGCGTGGTGACGCTCACCGCCAAACGGAATATCTTTTTTCGGGTCAAATCCGATCGCTCTACCCAGTTCGACAATGGTCCTGACGTCACGGTCATTGAAAAATTGCCAGATATCCCCGAAGCATTCTCTCTTGCATGATTCACGAAGAATCACGTTATCGAATCCCGCACCATTCCCCCATACACGTAGATATTTGGGATCGCTGTTTGTAACGACAAACTTCTTAAGCTCATGCAGCACAACAATCAACGCAAACCCTTTGTTAATTGCCGCCCTTGCTTCTTCGCTTTGCTCTGTCCACCAAATTATTGTTTTAGCGTCAGGAATGCCGCCACCATGCATGGCGCTTTCAAGGCTCACAGGGCTATAAAACTCACTACCCAGCTCACCCGTTGCTGGTTCAAAAAAAACAGCTCCAATCGCTACAATTGGAGCCTGCGGGTTACTTCCCATCGCTTCTAAGTCAATCATTAAGTTGTTCATCGGTTCTCCAGAGGCAAAAAAAAAGCCCCGCATTAGCGAGGCTGGTTAGTTGTCGTTGACTGGTGTGCACAGTAGCGTGGCATTCGGGCGTTTTTCGTGTATCAGTGTTACCCAGTTCTGACACTCATTGAAGGGCATCACACGATCAGAAACGGGCAGGGCATCGCAGTAATCATTACCGCATGCACTGACGAGAAGAATGAAGCCGATAATCATCTTCTACTCTCCCTTATGCTGCGGAGCGGCGGCGATCATGAAGCGGTAAGCGTTACGCATGTCTTCATCATCATCTTCAGTAAATGGCGCAGAATCCCACGCTGCCCGCATTTCAGGCGTAAGGTAATTCGGAACCATTTTCCAACCATCCGGCACCGTGTAAGGCTGGCTTGCTGGCGGCGCGGCATAAACGTTCTGACCCACAAGATTCGACGTTCCTTCGGGGCGGTAAAAGCATTTAAGGGTGTAGGTATCTGTGCCTTGAGCTTTAGCCTCAATAACGCCGATCGGTCTCACTGGCTTGCTTACGGCTGGTGGAACGGGACGGATGTAGAGTGGCGTAATGTCTCGACCAGTGGATTCGTAAATTGGCAGGCTAGCCTTCCCTCGGAAAATAAATTTCCCATCAATATTTATTTGATACGCCGCAGGCTCTTGCCCCCGCAGCTCTGCCAGTTGTGCTTCTGCTGCGTTAGCCCGCTCTAATTGCTCATCAAACCCTTTTCTGGCTGCGGACTCGCGTTTTATGCTCGTAGCCAGTTGTGCGCGGAGTGATAGCAGTTCCGTAGCCATTTCAGCAGTCTCTTTTATCGCCTCTTCTAGAATTCCGCCAGTTTCACCGCGCATGGTAGATAGCTCATTTAGCCTTTCATTAGTTAAAGTATTCATGTTATTCACCAATAGCGCTCTTAAGCGCTGTAATGTTCATGCGAGTGAAATCTGATTTTCGGTATGGTTTGCAAGCTTCCCACGCTCTCCGGCACTCCTTACAATCCACTTTCGCGCCAGCAGGCAAAGGAATGCGCGTCCCGCCGAATTTGTCACCCTCTCCAGCCAGTCCGCATAGTGTCGCGAAATCGCTAGATAGAACTCCACGACCTAAATGAATTGAAACACCCTGTGGGTCATCGATGTCCGCACCGAGAATTGCAACAAACGGTTCACGCTCACTCACACCCCACCTCCGCGCAGTTGCGCTTCCAACTCAGCGATACGCCGATTTGCTGCTGCCAATTCCTGCGATAGTTGCATCATGCCGTTGTGGTGAGGCTCATCCGTACGGGCTTCTTCATAGGCTTCCAGAACCCCCTCAATTTCGTCATCACTGGGTCGGGCTTGTTTTATTGTGTAAGTAACAACCTTCGTCATGCTGGCACCCCGCACATCTTTTGCAGAGAACGATGACCATTCATTACAGTTGCAACGTAAGAGGCGTTTCTATTGACGATCTCAATAGGAACAATACGACCATCTGTTTTTACGCGGTATGTTGAACTGGTTTTTGGCTTGGCGTAATTTCCGTATCTCTGCTGGTGGCTGTTCAGGGCTTCCGTAGCCGCTTCACGTTCTGCTGGGGTTAATTCACCCCTTATGATGTGGCGCATATTGCCTCCAATAAAAACGCCCCGCTGGTGGCGAGGCTCGTTATTTGTCAATCAGGTTGTTGTAATCGTTGTGAGTGAGTAGCTCCCAGCTCGTGCCATCCCGACACAACAGACGCCAGCGTTTATTTACGCGTAACGTCTGATATTTTTTACCGTATGTTTTACGGGGAATCACTCGACCAGCACTTACCTGTTTTAAAAGGGCGCACGCCTTTTCTGAAATCCAGAGGGGCGCTTTATTCTGGCTGAGGTTCAGTTGCATTCTCGCCCTCGCTGTATTTTTTAAACTCGTCAAGAATGCGCACAACTTCATCTTTAACGCCGACAGGCAGGAGCAAATAATCCCGGTTACTCCCTTCGCTAACGATTGGAGCAGACTTATAAATTAGTTCGATCAGCCGTTTGGTTTTTGCTGCTGGAAATTGTGGCTTAGCGATGGATTTCGTTATTTTCTTTTTGCCAGCAGCTTCCGCTTTCTCCATTAATCCCGATGCGACTTTATCGGCATAAACACCGTGCTCGCGGTTGATGTCGATAGCAAGCGCGTAATTAAGCGAACCGGAACGAACTAGGCTTTTTAAATACGGTGAGCAATCTTGATGTAACTGAAGGTGCTGAATAATGTCAGATTCAGACCGTTTCACTTTTGCTGCAATCTGAGCGTTTGACCAGCCCTGATTATATAAGCGGTGATATGCCGCCCCACGCTCTAGTGGTGTTAGCGCCAGCCCTTGAGAGCTGGTAACCATGAACGCGATTTTATCGGCTTCTGTCCCGACAAAATCCTTACACTCAAGCCTCAATATTTCATGGCCAGCTTCATTTGCTGCTTTAGCGCCAGCAAAACGGTGGTGACCGTCAATCACCTTTACGCCATGCTTCGTCACTTCTACAGCTAACGGCGGGATATATTCCCCAGCAATAAACGCATCTTTGAACTCAGCTACGTGTGCTGGGTCCAGTTCGCGGACGTTATACCCGTCTTCTGCGTAAATCTCAGAGATCGGAACGAGGTGGGTTTTTCTAACCGTAATACCGGTCTCTTTACTGGCATAGCGTTGATTTAATGTCGCCATATTATTTATTCCTGTGTCGGGTAAATGCTTCACTATGCGCAGCACAGGCCGCGCATAAGGCTTCACTTACTTAGGGTGGGTTAGATAGAACCTTCGTAAATCGGGACGTTTTCGAATGCGGTTTGCAGTTCAGTAACGATTTCACTGAATGCATGCTCTACGATTTTTTCAGGGTCGATCAGCTCGTACCAAAGAATTAACTGACCTTCTTTAATGCGGTAGCGGAATCGGGCATCAACCTGATATGTGTTGCCGTTATGGAACGGCGCGATCGCCAGACTGATTTTTTCCGGCAACTTGGTATTACCGGCGCCTGATTTTTCGTCTGAATACGCAAACTGCGTTGTACCGTCATGCAGGCGTTTAACAGATTTGAACTCAGACGTGCGCGTTTCTTGGAATTCCAGAACCATTTCTAGCAGTTCCACACCAGACGGCCCCACGTAGGTATCACTGACCGCCGCAATATCGCCAATATGGTTTTCGATAAATTCACCGAAATCGACCTGCGATCGCGCTTTGCCATCGAATGTAGCCCACGCCAACCACTCTTTCGAGAATGGGCAATTGTAGAGGGCTTTATGTTTCCCCCACTCCGGCAGGTCTGGCGCTTTGTGATAATCCAGAACAGCAACAACTTTTGTTTTCGTGTTATCAGCAAAAATCGCTGTGCGTGGGTCTTCGTATTTTTTAACGTAGGCGATGAGTGACGAAATGGAAATCAGATTAACGTTTTGGCGAATCAGGGAAGGGGTTAACTGATAATCTTCCAGCGACTCAACAGAATGGCTATCCGGCACTACAGCAGTCGGAATGTAGGTGTTTGGCGTATGTGCTGCAATAGCCAGATTACGAATTTCAGACACAGCAGAGCCGTCAACAACTTGTGATGACATGAGGTTTTTCCTTTTTTAAGGGGAATGGCTAATTGAGGAAATTAACTGTTGGATTGCAGCCTGATCGGCGTGGCACCACTTTTTGTTTCGATAACCTTTAAATCCAACTGAACTTGGTCAGGGTCATCGCGGAGCAGGTCACCGTCAGCAGTAGAAAACATGATAGTGTCGGCCAGTTCCAATTTCGGTTTGTTGAATTTGATACTCGGCGTCACTTTTATCTGATTGTCTGTACGAGTGTTCAGCATTTCGACGTCCAGAATTAGTGTTACCCCCCCTTTTTTACGGGTTTCCCGAACAGCTTGAATAATCATTGCAAGCGTTTCGGTTAATTCAGCATCCAGAGTGCCTTTATTGATATAAGCAATCTGTTGGCTGAAATTAGTGCATTTACTTTCAGCATTTTCAGACATAGTAATTCTCTCTGTAAAAAGGGCGATCAACCGCAGAACTCTATCGTCGCCTCCGTTTAAGGTTGGTTAGAAGATCGGTTGACCGCCAAGAGATACAAGGGTGTTGCGGCGGTATTACCACAACGGAAAGGGCATTGATTCACACTCTACGTTCAGCACCTCACGGATTTTGTGCGTAACCAATGCCTTTACCTGTTGTGCGCCGGTTACGAATCCGGCGACGCGAAACGCGCCCGGTTATGCCCTGGTGAAGGCGAAATTACTATAATTCTGCGATAATCCTCTTTCCCGATAACATCGCGAGCCGGAATGTTGCTGCTGGTGGAATGCCTGCGTTTTCCAGGCAGTTTCCATACGAGCGCATACGTTGAACCAGCCGTAAATGTTGTGCGGTGGATAGGCGTTGTTTGTTGGTGTCAGGTTTCATAATGACCTCAACTGCTGGTGGTAGAGATTTCATTCATGCGCCCGTAATGATTGTGGACGCAGGGTATGAAGCCTCGCTTGATGTGCTGGGATATTTACCCACGCCCAGCCGTGCTATCCTCTTAGCCCCAACAGCAAGGAGGATAAAATATCAACAACCTTGAAGCGTTATTTCGCTACACACATTGTTCAAAGTGATATAGATGGCCTGTATGAAATGCGCAGCCATGTCCAGCCCGCAGGCAAAGACGGCGAAAAAATACCTGGAAGCGAGCTTGAAATGACTGATGCATGGTTAGCATCAAGAGAGGAGCTTGATAGGCTTCACGATCTGCTATGCCAGGTATTAGGCAAGCCTCGCGGCCTGCGCAAGCTCTGATCGCGCTTGCTGAACGACGTCACAATCAGGAAGGGCAGATAGGTAAATCATCTCCCCTTCACGAATAGCGGCACGATATCGTTGAACCTGTGCCGCATTTTTCGCATCTCTTTCAGCGTTACCCGTTGGCTTGCTTAGCAGATGGCTCAGCACAGCCAGATCACGTAATGTTTTTTCGTCTGGTACAAACCTTTCCTTTTTCATGACTTCACTCTCACTCAGGCTGGTTGGGAGTGGATTTTTCCAACTCAAGAATCCGCTTAGCTGCGAAATAAAGAACACTTTCCATCGTGTCGACAAAGTCTTCACTATCTTGCTTGTTCCCAGCGGCCACCATCAAAACAGCGTCTCTGAAATCGTCACTTCCATCTGTAACGGCAATAGAGAAGTCACCTTTCCCGCGTGGCATAACAATTACTTTTGGATTACTGATCATGATGTATCCCTTGTTGTTAGTGGTCTTAATGAAGCGCCACAGATGACGCTTTATAAGTCCGCTAAATCCTTTGCTCTGGTCACGACGTAGCTCTCACTACCCCTGCACCCCTCGCACTCGCCCCAGTTTTGCAGTGCTGGGGGTCTAAGCGGTCACACAGAACAAGATTTCGTCTCTGCGTGAATGATATTAGGTAAAGCCTAATTAAATATCAATAGGCACCGCCTAATAAAATGGCGATAAACATGAATGTGAAAATAGGTTTTTGATTTTTATATGATTTTATTTTTTATTAGCGCGGAGTTTCTTAAGTCGTTGGCAGGATTGACTGGGGGGATGGTAAAACAGCAGGCGAAAAAAATCCCGCTGGAGCGGGATTTGTGAAATAGTTTTAGTGGTTAGAAGATCAGTTTTGCCACCGCGAGTGCTGCGGCGGTTATTCCCACCATAGAACCTGCCAACCACTTTGTTTGGGTTGCAATAGCTTGATGGATTTCAATTCTCACAGCGGCAATATCTTCTTTGGTTGCATAATTTGATTTCATGACAGCAATATCGGTCTTCATGCTTTGCACGTCATTTTCGAGTTTCTTTACTCGCTCAAGCATGTCATCACCTCCGCCGCCGCCAGTAGGAATATCACCATTGAATGGTATTACGTTATCAGGTGTTGACATTTTTTTCACCTATTGCGGTCGCGGTATTTTCCTTAATCCATGCCACTACAGGCAAGGCGTCTATGTTTATAGTATTGCTACATTTTTTGCAGACGATGGAAAAGTGATATTGATCTGCACTAGGAGAATATATGCTTTCTTTTTTAAATACATTCACATAGGAACCAAGGCGCATGCCCGCATGCATTCCTGTCGCCGCGCTTATCTGCGGTACAGATAAATCAGAGGAGCCGCACAGAGTGCAGTGAAGCACGACACCTTTGTGAGATAAGTACAAAATTAAAGTGTTTAGATTGATTAATTCAAAATCATGTTCACTCGCCATTAAATCAACCTCATTATACATACCTGTTTATGCCGTGACTGTAGATAACTCGGCCAACAACTTTAAGATGTTGTTCGTTATTGTCAGTAATCAGCCAGTCCGCGTACTTAGAATTATCAGAACGAACTAACAGGCCGTCAGATGTGAACTGTAAACGCTTGACCAGTAGCGCCCCTTTGAAAGAAAAAACGTAAATCCCATCCCCATCGAAATAGTCTTTTGCCACATCAACAAAAATGTAATCCCCCGTCTCAATAGTTCCCGACATGCTGTCGCCGGTGACGGTGATCACCTTGATCGCGTCGGCTGGGCGATGACCAAAGATTTTTAATGCCTTTTCACCATCATAAACAATGCTATTGACAGTCACGTCTACATCACTGGACAGAAGGCGTCCATTTCCTGCACTGGCTTCAGCGTCAAGTACATCTACCCTGTAAACATTATTATTTTCAGCAGTGCCTTTACTTTCTTTCGTGGGCATTGGTGGAGTGAGGTTGGTACTTAGCCCCCAATGTTCTGGACCTACGACATCAGAAAAATAATTCCAAAGCTCAGGCAGCTTATCTTTTGATATAGAGCCTTTTTTTATCCAGTCGTGTATTGACGGCGCTTTAATTTTGAAATGGCGAGCGATATCCGCCTTACTCTTAACGGCACCAGAAGATATTTTTTTATCTATGGCCTGCTCAATCGCTCGGCCCAAATCTTTTCCACTAAGCATTGCCTAATCATCCATGTAAAAAAAGCGTTAGGCAATTCCTATTGACTGATTGCTAGGCATCGCCTAATATCAGAATCAACGAATAACCAACACCCATAAAATTATGAAACAGACAGAAGCTACTACTGCCATTAAGGAAGCCTGCCGTGTTGCTGGTGGGCAAGCTGCTCTAGCTCGCTTTCTGGGCCTCTCACCGCCAACGATCAATCAGTGGGTGATGGGAGTCCGTCCAATTCCCGCATCGCAATGCCCCTCTATTGAAAAAATCACAGAGGGTGCTGTGACATGTGAGGCATTACGACCTGATGTTGATTGGGCGTATTTGCGAGGGGCAGAACCAAAGATTAACTCTTCAGCCGCGTAACAGTAACTACCAAAGGTAAAGCGTGATGGTAGACATCAAAGAAACGATAAAGGCGATGTGCAAAGCGTACCCAGGCGGACGATCCGCAATGGCTGGTGCGCTGGGCATGTCTACAGAAGCATTCAACAACAATCTTTACGAGAAGAACGGCTGTCGTTTCTTTGAGCTTCATGAACTGGAGGCGATGGAAGACATTTCCGGCACATCACTGCTTGCTGAATATTTCGCAAAACGCCGTGGTGCGCTGCTGGTGGACGTTCCAACGTTTGAAGACCTCGATCATGTCGAGTTATACAGCCGCTCTGTGCGTACAGCTGCCAAGCGTGGGCAAGTCGATCAGATGATTCAGAAGGCCATCGAAGACGGTGTCATTGATGACGATGAGTCTAAAGAAATCATGAGCCTGCACAACAAACACCTTGCTGCGCGTGAAGCAGAAATCCGCTCAATTCTGGCGTTATTTAGTCGCCATCGCGTCAAGCGAGAGTAGCGCCAGTGGCCATCTGAATTAACAACACAACTCTTTGATTTATAGAGGTGCCAGATGGACACATTCAACTATGTGAAACCTGTTATGCCATCCGTGTATTGCCGCGAGGATGCCGCTTGGGTTCAGGAAATGTTGGGAAAGTTACCCCGCGTGCAGCGGGAAACAATCGCGTATGCCTACGCGGACGCATACCGCGAAGCACACGACGCCGAACCGGTTTCGTTTCGTCAGGAAAACGCAGGTCGATACGCAGCAAACACACGCCTGCGGTTGTACGTCGAGCGGTATTCACGGGCCAGTCAGGGATTTGCATCACCGCCACCTCTGGCACCAAACGCGAGGGTTGTAGCATGA